CTCCGGCATAGCTCCAAAACTCGATACTAAAGAACTTCATTATCTTCCTTTTTCCATAACTTTACGTCCTCGTAGGTCGCGAACGCTGTATAGGCAGTTAAGATTATCGAAATTAGGGCAACTCCGCCAATTATTAGCTGTTGCGAAACGCCGGTGTCGCTGGCAAAAGTCAAGGCTCCGAAGAAAATCATTCCGACACTTAGCCCGAATGATAAATAAATAAGCCTTCTACGGTGCTTCCAGCTAGGCATTTATGCGCTCGTCAATAAAGGCTTCAGGATCAAAGACGACGCCGAAGGTTACGGAGGTCACGCGTGGGCCGATGGTTAGGTGTAGATGCGCTCCTCGACTTGCCGCGCCAGTATTCCCGACTTTGCCGATAGTCTGCCCAATCTTGATTCTGGTCTTTGGCTGTAGAGCTGGCTTTTCCTGTAAGTGGCAGTAGCCAATAAATACGGCTTTGCCGTTTATAGCATCCCAGGCAGACTGGACTAAAACCCAACCCAAAATACTCGACCACTTTACGACCTGCACCGTGCCATCGCTTACGGCAGAGATACGCGAACCTTCTTTAGGTGCATAATCAAGTCCTCGATGCGCTGTTAGGCGATTCTGAGTAACGCCGAAGCGTGAGGTTATTAGCTTCTTATTGAACGGATGCCGCCAGCTCATCGAATTAGTCCGTAGATAGCCGCGATAAATCCCGCGACACCTGCGCCGAGAGCAGAGAAAACCAACTTCTCAATCCACTCAAAGCGTGCTAGTCGTTGTTCTACGCGATTCATCCTGTTAGGCAAGTCTTTTAGGTTTTTTATGTCCGCAACTATTTCGATTTGAATAGCTTGCAGCTCTAAAAGTTTTTCGTAAATGTCTTTTTGCGTTATGCGAACGCCAGTTGTTTCATCTGCCATAGTTCGATTTTATCTTAGAAGCGTATAGTGCCGGTTCCAGCCGTAAAGGTATAGCGTTTCCAGGTTCCATCATCCGAATAGGTATAAGTAAGTCCTCCGCCGATTGAGTTTATGATTCGTGCGCGAGAAGAATAGCGAAGAATAACAATTCCAGAGCCACCAGGTTTTCCTTCTTCTTGCCCTCCAAAAGTGGCATTATAGAAGCCACCCCCACCACCGCCTCCGGTATTTACGGTTCCTGCTACCGCTGGAACTGTATTACCTGAAACTTGATAATTATTTTTAGAACCAGCACCGCCGCCACCATCGCCACCCGGTTTTTGTCCATAAACGCCACCGCTTGATCCTCCCCCGCCCCCAGCACGAGTAACCGAAGATCCTGTTATAGAAGAAGTAACGCCATCACCACCATAACCAATTCCGTCGGTATCGCCAGCTTCGCCAGCACCGCCACCGCCGCCCGCTTGAAATGTTGCAGGATAATTACCCCCACCTCCCGCACCAGCACCACCGTTGAATCCTTGATTAGTTGTGGCTGTTCCAGCGACCGTGCTAGAACTTGCCCCACCGCCAGAACCACCATTACCACCGGTTGAGCCAGTTGATAAACCGCCTTTACCTCCGCCTATTGCGGTAATAGAACCTAAAACAGAATCACTACCATTACTATTTACCGCCCCACCGCCGCCAACCGTGAGAGTTATGCTTTCCCCTCCAAAAAAAGTAATTCTTGAAGCGGCTGAAGCTCCTCCGCCTGAAGATTCTCCTGGAACGCTACATTCATATCCCCCTGCCGCTCCTCCGCCGCCATCGGCAACGGTTCCTACAATGCTTCCGCCACCACCACCGCCAGCTATAACTAAATAATCCAACCTAAAGGGCTGATTATCTTGCATAACATAAATAGGAATCACGCTGAAACGTTGCCTATAACTCGATATTCATTAGCGGCGGTTTTTAAAACCGAAGCAGGAGCGTAAGCGGTATGAATATAAAACTGAACGCCAGTTCCGGCAGTTCCGCTACCAGCCCAAGAACTTACTCCGGTTCCCGCCGAAATAAATACGGTTCCCGAAGTATTGCGAAGAATGTCGATGCGATCTCCTACGGCACTAAGGACATCGGGAATGGTCAAGGTTGCGCCACTAGTGAAATTGAGAATTGTATTAGCATCCCCAGCTACGGCAGTATATGAAGCCGACTTACCTGTAATTGTAGTTTCAATAAAAGCAGCCTTTACATCACCAAAAGCTGCCGCGGCAGTTCCCCCTGATACGTAAGCCTGTCCTTGCGTTCCGCCTTCAATCGGCGTTATTAGATCAGTCCACGCGCTGCCTGAATAATACTGATACTTATTTCCATCCTCTAGCCAACTCAGCATACCTTCGGTTGCTACTGGGATGGCGGTAGCGCGAACGGCGGAAGAAGGAAAAACCATAACCGTTTGGTCTTGTAAATAATTTTGGACGTTCGAGGCTGTAATAATCTCGTTAGGTGTCCAGGTTCTATACCCGCTCATCTATAACCTCTATCCATTGACAAGTATTGGTATCTAAAATTGCTTCTTCACTTGGCTTCGGCGGAATAAAAGCATCTAATTCCTCGCTATAACTGTATCCGATTCCCGCGTAGTTCTTACGTATGTTGCCATTATAAGAAGTTCTAAGGCAACGCTGACCACGAAACTCCCCATACCAGACTTCAGGTTCTTTACCTTCAATAAGTTCGGTTTCGTCAATACCAACGATTACTTCGGTAACGATGTTATTTTCGTCTAAGAACGCGTAGTGAGCCATTTTTATCCCAATAAGGCTGTAATTTCATCCTCGGTTAGTCCGAGTGCAGATAGCTTGGATTTGGCTGATTCTTTATTTTGCTGTTTTTCTAGTTCTTCTTGCTCTCGCTGGGCTTGCTCGATTGCTGCTTGAGCTGCCTCGGCTTCGCGTTGGGCAATCTCCTCGTCGGTAAGCGGAATTATTTGAACTTTGTCGGGATGTCCTTCAGGCAGGGAACAATCTACAATTAATTTTGTTGGTCTTTCACTCATTCTTATATCCTAACTGACTGTAACTCCGCCACTTGAACCCTTGGTTATGCCGTAAAGGGTTGCCGAGGAATACTGGACAAATCCAGTTCCTGTTTCAACTGTTAAAGTAATTGTGCTAACAGCGCTAGTGCTTGCATAAAGTCCAGCAGTTATTGACTGATAAGCCGAAGTGGCATTATTTTCTTGTGTTCCATCGGCAAACCAAGGCTTATTAGTTGTGGTATTTGAATAATTTGGAATATAAAAAGATATATTTGAAAATGTATTGGATGTAGCTGTATTAGCAACATCTAGCGGATCTGGGTTTGCTGTGCTAGTTACTGTAGAACCAGAACCATAAAGCCTTCGTCCTGTGCTAGTAGTGTTATTCAATTTCATAATTACAGCATCATTAGTTGCAGATCTATTACTTCTATCAGCAACAAATAAAACTAAATCTGTATAAGTCGATGGAATAGAGCTAAATTCAATACTTGAAGCGCCGCCGCTTCCCACTTCAGTATGAGCTATAACTGTCCAGGCACTCATTTCTAGCTCACTATTCCATACATAGTTATTGTTGTTCCAGACGCAAAGGATTGAGCAGGATTTCTAACCTCTACTGAAGTTATTGCGGAATTAGACGCGTATCTATTAGCGAAAGCATCGGTTCCACCACCAGCGACATTATTACGTGAAAGAATAGTTTTGTGTTTGTCTGTAGCACTATAATCCATAATATGAGCGATACAAGTCGAAATTTCCGTGCTTCTCCAAAAATAAGCGTCTAAAACAACTTGCGCTTGACCAGTTGCTGAGCCAGATAAAGTTGTTGATCCATTACCACCCATATAAATAAAACTATAATTAGCACCAGAATCACTATTTAATCGCAAACCCAAATCAGCATTAGCAGTCGTATTTCCAGTAATAACAATCACTAAATCTCTATAGGTATTAGGAATAGAAGAAAAAGTAATGCTCGAATCGCTTGTTGAAAGAGTTACATTAGCTAAAGCAATATAAGTAGCAGTAGGCATTAGCTTGACCTCAATCCATATAAAGAAACTCGACTATATTGAGCGAAATTACCAAAAACGTCATCTAGGGTTATAGAGGTTAATGCGGCCGTATTGAGCCAAACACCGCTTTCAAGTGCTACTCTACTGAATGAACCAGATTGTCCAACCAATGCCCTAGTGGTTGTATTTTTAGTTGTTTCAAAGGGATCAAAAATATCTATAATTCCACCACCGAATAAATTACTTGTATTTGTAGCCGCTGGTAATCCACCGAAAATAATTATTCCGTTTGGATATGAAGATGTCACGGTTTCCGAACTAACGGCTGAGCCAGTTCCACGTAAAAAATGCGCTCGATAATTTCCAGAAGTGCTATCGCCGTTGAATTGTAGATAATAAATGGAGTCTGTTTCTGACCTTGTGCTTCTTAACATAACCCTTAGTTGTAAATGCTGATATGTAGAACCATAAGTCGAGTTAAGATTTGAAAATGAGATGGTTGCTTGTCCGCCTGAACCAACCGTTACCGTTTCTAATAAGTCAAAAGCGCCAGCCGCGGCAGGGCTATAAAACTCTTTCCAAGCCCCAGAAACCTTTACGCTTCCCTTAGAAACGTCTTTCCAGGATCCACCAACTTTTACGCTGATTTTAGAAACGTCTTTATAGCTACCACTTACGCGAACGTCGGCTGGCATTTATTCCCCTTATGGTGTGTATTGAAGCCAGACGTCGCCGTCATTACCGCCCGAGGCCGCGGCGGTTGAAACGGCTATGTTTCTGACCACAACCGAACCTACTGTAGCCGTTGAAATAGCGGCATTTGATAGCCCAAGTTTTCCGTTTATTTGTGTCTGAATTGACGAAGTAACGCCAGCTAAATATCCAAGCTCTGTAGAAGTTACCGAAGATGAAACTATGTTTAGGCTGGCATCGGTAGCGAGTGCGCGAGATGCGGTAAAGCCTGTATCGCGAAGATTGCCTCCTACTACTAAATCGCCTGTAACCGTTCCTGCTGCTAGAACGGCGGTTCCGGTAAAAGTAGGCGATGCAAAGATAGCTGCGGTATTTACGTTTAGTGTTACGTCACCAGAAGCTCCACCGCCAGTTAGTCCAGTTCCAGCGGTTACGGCTGTAATGTCTCCAGGGTTTGATACAGCAACCCAAGCCGAACCCGAATAGTATTCAAGGGAATTAGTGTCGTTTAGGTAGCTAATCATTCCTTCGGTTACGGCAGTTCCTAGAGCCGAACCGCGAGCGCCGCTAGATGCGTAAACCTGCACTACTTGATCTTGGATATAGTTCTGAAAATCCGTAGCTTCTACTACTTCAGCTATTGCCCAACTTTTCCAGCCTGACACGATTCTCCTAATACGCTAACGCGTTACCTAGTCTACCGAATACATAATCCGAAAGCCGCCAGAAGTTGCCTTCTGTAGAGGCGAGTCCTAGCGTAACTCTATGGGAAGTTTCATTTACGTTCTGTGAGATTCTTATTACCTCCGCAAACCTATCTATCTGAGGAGGCACGTTATTCGGCGTAAACTTCACTTGAACTACCGAACCCAATTCTAAGTTTAGAACCTGGTTTTGCGTTGTTTCGTCGAGGTCGATTAGCTCGACTTCTAGCGATTCAAAACGGTATTCAGGATCTTTATAGAGGGCTAGAAGATAGGTTGCTAGGTTGTCGCCTGACGTGTCGTTATCAAGTGGTAGCCCTGATCTAGTTAGGTTCTGGATTCCGTATTGCTCCTGGCTTGCCGTATCGTTCTTAGTAGCGGTTCCGCCATTTAGCCTGGCTACCTCGATTTGGTTGTAAAGCAATTCGGAGCCGTAGACAACCTGTAGATTCTGATAGGCGATGCCTGTTCCATCGTCGGCAAAGACTACGGCCGTTCCTGGGCTTGAACCGTAGCGGTCTAAGAACTTTACTTCGCCAATCTTTGAAACGAATAGCGAGCCTGGTTCTGATTCGGCTACGGTCTGTAGATAGCTAAGGGCATTAGTTCCATCGGGGATTACGTCCGCCTGTAGGGATTGCTGGCCTTCTTCTATGTCCACGCGAGTATTTGGCCACTCTACGCCAGCATTGGCTAGAACGGCCTCGATGCGGTCGCCTGTAGTCTGAGCGGTTGCCGTGCCTCCGCTTAGTGACTGATTAGCAAACTGAGCAAAAGCATCCGAAGCCTCAATAATTGCGAAGCTGTTTCCTGCTGGGTTATATTGCAGATCCCAATCGTCTATAACGGCTTCTATCTGAATATCGTCGTTAGAGGTTACTCGGACGGCACGCTTAGGAATAATCTGAGTTCGGTAAGGGCTTCCGCCGAATAGCGGGTCGAAGATTCTCGTATTGTTATTTAGGGTAACGCTTAGGTTTCCAGCGGTGTAGCGGTCAAGCTGGCGGGATTTACCGCGAGTAA